GTAAACAAGGGATTATTACCAAGTGCGAAAAAAAAGAGATCCAAAGGTAGGAACGGGAAAAAAACCAAAAGGTAGTGGTCGTAGACTTTACACAGATGAAAACCCTAAAGACACGGTTAGAATAAAGTTTGCAACACCTGCTGACGCAAGAGCTACAGTATCTAAAGTAAAGAAGATCAGTAAGCCTTACGCCAGAAAAATACAGATCTTAACCGTTGGCGAGCAAAGAGCCAAGGTTATGGGAAAGAACGAAGTAGCTAGAATATTTAAACAAGGTAAGGAAAGCATAAGAAAAGCTAGAAAAAAGAAAGCATAGATATGGAACCGATTAGTACAGCATTGGCAGGATTTGCTTTATTTAAAAGTGCTGTTGACGGCATAAAAAGTGTGATCGGCACAGCGAATGACATAAGTGATATAGCTGGACACATAGACAATCTTTTTGAAGGCGAAAAGCAGGTACAGCAGGAGAGAAGCAAAAAAGCTGGAGTCGGTAGTGTAGGCGATCAATTTGGTGTAAAATCAGTAGCAACAGAGATTATAAACGCCAGATTAGCTCAAGAGCAGATGAGGGAAATAGCCACTATGGTGGACTTGAGATTTGGTCCCGGCACATGGAAGGGTATAGTAGACGAAAGAGCGAGAAGGATACAGCAGGCAAAGGAAGCAGAGGCGCGGGCAAGAAGGGAAAGAATAAAGAAACAAAAAGAGTTTGAAGAGAATCTCAAACAGGGTTGCATGATACTGCTTGCTATACTTTTAACTATTGGTCTTTTCATAGGTTTAATGATTACAATAGCGAATAGTCAGAATTATGTAGAAAGTTACAGGTAACTTTATGGCGTTAAAAAAGTCACAAAGAAGTTTAAAATCTTGGACCAAGCAAAAATGGAGGACTAAAAGTGGAAAGCCCTCTACACAAGGACCAAAGGCCACTGGAGAGCGTTACCTACCAGCCTCTGCTATCAAAGCGCTTTCGGCGAAAGAATACGCGGCTACCACCCGTGCTAAAAGAAAAGCAACTAAGGCTGGTAAGCAATTCTCAAAGCAGCCTAAAAAAATACGAGCGAAGGTAAAACCTCATAGGAAAGTAAGATAATGGCTGTAGTAACACCGGATTTACCAGAGATATTCGAGGAAGCCTTTGAAAGAGCCGGATTGTCCATGACTACTGGCTATGATCTAAAGACAGCGAGAAGAAGTTTTAACTTAATTACATTGGAGTGGCAGAACCGTGGGCTTAATCTCTGGACTATCAACTCTGGCACGATCTCTCTTACAGCGGGTACGGCAACGTATACGATGCCTACGGGAACTATTGATATCCTTGAACATCAGATTAGAACTGGCACGGGAACAAATCAGGTTGACACTGATGTCCAAAGGATCTCAGTTTCTACGTATGCTAAAATCAGCTCTAAAAACACTCGTGGCAAGCCTTCGCAAATATTTGTCCAAAGACTAGCCACATCAACCACTGTCACATTGTGGCCTGTGCCTGACGATGCTGACACATATACTCTCGCACATTTTCATCTTTTAGGGACCGATGGTGTATCGTCTGGCATATCAGGCACCGCCGCTGTCCCGCCAAGGTTTGTCCCATGCTTGGTCTCTGGATTGGCGTATTACATAGCCATGAAAAAGCCAGAGGTGGCAAACAGGGTTGCCCCCCTGAAACAGGAATATGAGTTCCAGTTTGAACTGGCAGCAAACGAGGATACAGACTCCTCGGCAATTAAGTTCGTCCCATATGATACATTTTTCCTAGGAGGTTAAAATGCCAATAGCAATGAAAAAGCTGGGCAGAAGAGGTGGTCCAGCAGGCCAAGATAAAAAAGTTCCTTTGCCGGGTTCTAGCAAAAAGAAAAAGCCAGCTAAAGCTACAATGCGAGGCGGCATGATGAAGTCTAAAGGCATGAAAAAAGGCGGTAAGATGCCTATGGCTAAAGATCCAGATACAGGGAAAATGGTTCCCGCATTCGCTGTTGATGGAAAAGGTAAGATGCGTAAAGGAGGCATGATGAAGAAAAAAGGTTATGCCAAAGGTGGCCCCATGAAGAAGAAGGGTTATGCCAGCGGTGGCAAAATGTCATCAAAAAGCATGGAATCAGGTTTGAAGAAGTTTCTGGATGCAGGTGGATTTGGATCGATGAAGCCCTCGGAAGTCAGCCCTATATTCAAGGAGCTTAAAAAGTTAGAGTCCTTGAGAAAGAAAAAAATGGGCGGCATGATGAAGAAGAAGGGCATGGCTAAAGGCGGCCCCATGAAGAAGAAAGGCATGAAAAAAGGCGGTGCCATGAAGAAAAAGGGTATGAAAAGAGGTGGTGCCATGATGATGATGAAGAAGAAGGGTATGAAAAAAGGTGGAGTCATGCGCGGTACAGGTGCTGCCACAAAAGGTAAGAAGTTCACAAGGGCAGGTTAATAAATGCCAACGGCTAGTGGAAAACATGCATATGGGATCTGCGATAAGACAGGGTTTAGATACAAGTTATCTGACCTTGTCTTTGAGGTGAAAAACGGGTCCAGAACAGGTATGCGTGTAGGGAAAGATGTAGCAGATCAGGATCACCCGCAAAACTTTGTGGGACGGGTTAGGGTGACCGATTCACAATCTCTTTTAAATGCCAGACCTAATAGAACAGAGCCTGATGTGATAAATTTGTTATCTGACAATCCATTTACCACAGGCTCCGCTGGTGGGTCTACCACTACGATAACAGTAACAGAAGTAAATCATGGCAGAGATACAGGGGATACTGTCAGGTTTAGAACTGTTGAGCCTTTTGACGGTATAACATCAGCGGTGATGGAGTCTGCTTCTGGTTACTCTATAACAAAAGTATCAGATGATACTTATACGGTGTCTGTTTCTGGTGGCGCTACGACAGGCTCAATATCTGGCGGCGGCTTCTTTGCAAGCGCAGGCCCGGTTACTGCGTTAGGATAATGTAATGTCTTATAATTTTGGCGAGTTGAAAACTGCTATTCAATCATACACTGACAACAGTGAGACAACATTTGTTGCCAACATATCAAATTTTATAAAATCAGCAGAACAAAGAATATTTTATAATGTTGATTTAGAAAATTTTAGGAAGAACGCAACAGGTGTTATGTCAACTGGAAATCAGTTTCTTAGAACTCCAACTGATTTTCTTGCTCCGTTTTCTCTGTTTATCACAACTTCCGGCAGTGAAGGCTTCCTTCTAGAAAAGGACGTAAACTTTATGAGAGAGGCTTTTCCTGATGTAACGTCAACAGGTAAACCACTGTACTATGGATTTTTTGACTCATCTGTCACAACTGGAAGCGGCCTCGTTAATGCTAACTTTATATTAGGCCCAACTCCAAATGCAGACTATACAGTTGAATTGCACTATTACTACAGACCTACGAGCCTTACAACGTTGGCAGATACAGAATACACATGGTTAAGTGAGAACGCTCCGAATGCGCTATTGTATGGTTCTCTAATAGAGGCATACACATTCATGAAGGGTGAGCCTGATATAATAGGTCTTTACGAGTCACGTTTTGCAGAGAGTTTGTCTAGGCTGAAAGACTTGGCAGAGGCTAGGGAGAACTCTGACGCTTATAGAGAAGGGCTTCCAGAAAGGCCAAGGACTTAGCGGATCAATGAAAGTAGCTATAGTTGGGCTTGGCAGAAGCTATTCTGATTATGTTTCTGCCAGAATAGCCTCACAAAGTTTTGATGAGATATGGGGGATAAACTGCATAGGGGGCATCATACACGTTGATAAAACATTTATGATGGACCCTGTGTCTAGGTTTCTGGACACAGATGCCGCTGGCACACAAACCAATATAGCTCGTGAGTTTTTAAGCAAGAATGAAAAACCAATAATAACCTGTCAGTTAGATGAAAGAATAAGTTACCTAGAACTTTTCCCACTGAAAGAGGTGGCTACAGAATTAGGCTTTTGTTATTTCAACAACACCGTTGCTTATGCAGTGGCGTATGCGATATGGAAAAAGGTAAAAATAATATGCCTTTATGGCATAGACTATACATATAAAAACGTAAATATGGCTGAGTCTGGCAGAGCTTGTGTAGAATTTTGGTTAGCCATAGCGGTTTCAAAAGGGATAAAGATAGAGGTGGCTCACAACTCAACACTTTTAGATACAAATGTTCCAGATAATGAGAAGTTATATGGTTATCATAGATTGGATGACCCTTTGGTTCAGACAGTGAAAGATGGATCGTTGTTAATAGTGAGGCAGTCAGAGTTTGAGTCACCGGAGCCACAAGATGAAAAACCAGTGATATTCGGGAGACATGATAATGTTTAATACAGGGGCAACAGGACTGGGTCCGGTTAGTGTTATGACATCTAACAAGGGGGGTCTTTCAAATGATCAGATATCAGAGATGGCTACTAACAAAATCGTATATGTTTCCGAAGACTCTCCAGAGGAGATAAGGCTTCAAGCAGAGGCTTTCAAAGACAAAGTGAGAAATATTTTACAATACTACGTGGAGTTGGCGAGGAGGGAGGAACGTGCTACAATATGTGCAAAGGTTCGTGAAGCGGGTCAACTGGAATTAGCAGACGCTATAAGGAGAATATAATGGCAATAGCACAAGCAATGTGTACATCTTTCAAACAAGAGCTGCTGTTGGGTACACACAACTTTGCCACAAATGGCAATGCTTTCAAGCTGGCTCTTTACGCAGAGAGCGGTGGTGGAAAGTCAAGCACAACGGCAACTTTAGGGGCCACAACAACAGTTTTTGTGACAACTGGTGAGGTCGCTTCCAGCGGCACGTATGCTACTGGTGGTGGCACACTGACAAAAGTGGCACCAAGCACATCTGGCACAACAGCAATAACTGATTTTAATGATATTAGTTTTACAACAGCCACGATTACCGCGATGGGCGCATTGATTTATAACAGCACTAACAGCAATAAAGCTGTTGCTGTGTTAGATTTCACTTCTAATAAGACATCTACTTCAGGCACTTTTACTATCCAGTTCCCTACGGCAGATGCAAGTAACGCTATTATAAGAATAGCCTGATGGAGTAAATCGTGTCTAATATTACCGGATGGGGAAGAGGAACTTGGGGTGAAGGTGCGTGGAACAGTCCCATTGCTGTTGCCGTAACTGGCCTTTCAGCTACCGCATCTCTAGGCACGGCAGTATCCGATACAGGTATCACGTTTGGTATAACTGGTGTATCCTCTACAGCAAGTTTAAGTCAGTTTAGCCCTGACATTATAACAAAAACAGTAACAGTTGTTAGTGGTAATCCTTCCAATCATCCGTATTACAACGTAGGTTCAACAAATAAATACGCCATAAATGGTTCAACAGCCACGGCTGACGTTACTCTGGATCTAGTTGAGGGTAACACATATAGGTTTGACCAGAGTGACTCTTCCAACTCAGGACACCCCTTACGATTTAGTGAAACACCTAATGGCACACATGGTGGCGGGTCTCAGTACACAACTGGTGTAAC